ATTACGCACCTTCAACGCCGAAGATACCTCTAGGGTCTGATACTCCAAATGAGTATCTTTCTCTAGCTTTGTATCTTACGTTTCCAGTATCGAAATCACCTTCCATTGCAGTATTTAACGCTGCTCTTTGGAACATTTTCATTCCATTAGGCACGTCAGTGATAATGTAGAAAGAATCCGTGTCAGTTAAGTAGTTATTAACTCTGTAACCTTGAGGGATCATTCCCATAGACGCAATAGCGTTTATGTCATTATCAGCTGTACCAGTTCTGCCTTGAGACTTCATAAGTCTTTCAGCTGTGAATTGGTTTTCAGAAGGAATAATCATTTTTACTCCTCTAGCTGCAATTTTGAGACCTCTTTCATCAGTCATAGCCGCAATGTCAATTAACGACTGTTCTAATGAAGTTTCATTAAGATCCGCCTGCGTAGTCAGAGTATTTTTGAAAGTACCTGATATCGTAGGGTGTGCTGTGCTAAAAAGTGCAACACCGTCTCCAGATTTGAATGTGGCTACTGAAGGTAGACCATTGTTCAATGGAGCCGTTGCTTTTACTTGTTTAGCATTCGCCATAGATCTTGCTAATGCTTTTGTGTATCTAGAAGCAAGTCTGTCGTAGAGGTTATCTTCGATAGCTTCTTCAGTGATAGCAAACGCAAGAGCGATTGTCTCGTGAGTGTATCTCGCAGTAAAAGTTTCTTGTGCAGAATCAAATGATACGCCTTGACCTTCACCTTTTACTTGAGCGTTAGCGAATCCAGATAACATAACTTCTTCTTCAAAAGCTCTGTCGCTAGATTCGGTAGTATAAATTTCAGCATGCTGATTTTCATACCTTTTGTATTCCAGACCAAATAGTGCATTTAGGCCTGGCTCTAGTTCTTTAACTAGCTGTGATCGTGATATTGCCATTGTCTATATACTCCTATTATGATTGTAGTTCTAACAAGTTAGCAACAACAACTACAGATGCAAAAGCAGCAGTAGCATCACTGTTTTCAGGATCCTCTGCTGATCTTAATAATCTGTATTGTTTGTCGTCTGCGCCAGTCGTGCCGATGTCTAGAGTTGCTGATGATTTACCAGTGTTGGTATCTCCAGCAGAAGCATTCATATCGAATGTTTCTAGAAACACAGCTTGAGCTGCTGCAGCGTCAGTTGCTACAATGTAGTTCTGGAATGGATCGTCATTTACGAACGCTGTGATGTCTTCACTGTTAGCTGGTGTAATAGAACCAGAGTAGTAGTTTGCAAAAGTCGGCTTCAAAGTTGTAGCCGCATTGAAAAATACTCCGTTTAATACCCCAATAACAGGAGCAGCAGAACCTTGTCCTTCGACAATGTACCCAGCTGCACTTTTGACAGCACCACCGTTATAGATAACTGTGCCGTAGCCAGCATCTATAAAGTATTTTGATTGTCCAGAGATAGCAGGAGTATTTCCTAATCTATCTGATGGAATTAAACCAAAACCTTTTGTGTTTTTGTTTGCCATAGATTTTCCTATTCCTTATTGTTAACGTTAATTCGATGATAGGGATTAACCCGAGAAATAACTAAAAAATTATTTCTTTGTACCACCGAAGGTTACACGGGACTGTCTATCTATATTGATAGGCATCCTGTTGTCTTGCTCCTTCATAAGATCGTTGTTTATTGCTTCGTCCATACCTTCGGCTTTTGACCTCATGTAATTTTGACGTTGCTGCGCAATCTCTTCTGGAACCTTTGCAAGCAAAAGGCCGCCAACCCCAACCACTCCCTTGTATTTGCCGTCTTCGACGACAGGATAGTCAGATGCATTTTCGATTTCCTCGGCTCTAACAAGTTCATAACCTTGTCTGATCCGACCTTGAATGTTTTTAACATCCTGAAATCCAACGCTCTCTGCTCTAATCCATCTATACCTGAATCCATCAGGTGCAGGGGGTGCATCTAGAGATGATGGTGGAACCCACACTTTTGGTCTTTCAGTTTTTGACCGTGTTTGGTTCGCACGAGAAGTCTTACTTATTTTTTCATTTTCCATACGCTTATACTCCTTCCGTGATTTTTAATTGTTTTGCGTACTCTTCGAGTGGCACTCCTAATTTTTTAGCTATTGCTACTTGTGAAGAAGTGAGTCTCACAATTTTGCGTCCTGGTTTTACGCTTCGATTTGCCGAAGCAACAGACTGAACTGGTTTGGACGTAGTTTGTTGATTAGTATTACCAAACTTATGTGGAAAGTCAACTCTTATTCTTTTATCAACTTCCGCATAGTAGTCATCAGAATTAGGGTCAAACCCTTCTTTTTCAACTAAATCCTTATGGATTTCAAAAGCAGTAAAAGTCATAGCTCGATCTTGACCGAACCACGTATTTTTACCTGCCCAATCTTCCGCTCTAGGATCTGATTGAGGTAATTCTGTTGGAGTTTGTTCTGGTAATCTTCCACCGTCAGAAAGTTTAACAGGTTGTTCCTGTACTATTTCTTCCCTACCTTGTTTTAGCTGTTCCAGTTTTGCATTCTCAAAAGCGAGTTGTGCAATTCTTTTATTAGCTTCTGTTTGAGCTTTAGCATCTCCATTCTCTATCGCTATTGTCAGTTCTCTTTGAGCTGACTCTAGTCCAGACTGAACGCTTGACTCAAATTTTTTAACATAATCAGAATCTGTCTTTTTAAATCTAGATTCTAATTCCTGTCTTCTATGTTCAACCGCTTTAGCATAATCTAAAGCTGCTTTTTCCCTACGTTCTGCTTCTCTCATTTTTCTTGTGAGTCTAGCGATACGATTTTGAACACCTTTGCTGTATTCTTCTAATTCTCCATCAGATTTTTCAGCAGGTTTTGTTTCCTGGTCCGTGGTCTTTGTTTCTTGATTAGTTTCTTTTGGTTCAGTCTCTACGACTGACTCATCTTTTTCTTCTGGTACATCGATCTCGGCCCCTGGGCCAGACGTATCAATGTCCACTGTTTTGTTTTCGTCTGTTGGCATAGTTATCTCCTATGTTGGTTAATATTCATGCAAGATATCCTCTGGATTCTTGATGGTTGCTAAAACTTCATCATCGTTTAGCAGACGAATTTCTCCATCCTCAATTTTTATTCTGGATCCTGCATATCGGGCAAACATTATCCAATCACCTTCCTTGCACCATGGACCATCAGGATATCGTTCCTTGTCCTTGTAGCAATCTGGACCCATTCTTAAAACTAAACCACATTGAGAAGCAACTTGTTGTCTCTCTAATGTTTGTTCAGCTAAAACTATTCCGCCTTTTGTTTTTTCCCTCATCTTAAAAGGCAAGACTAACATTCTCCAACCCGTAGGGTTAGGAAGTTTTTCTTTTTCGTCAGTTAACTTTTTTTCTTTTGGTTGTTTTTGGTATTTTTCTTCTAAAGCGTTTTTATGCTTTGGTATCTCTTGTTGAGATGTCGATGACTGTTCCATTGTTTTGCTCCTTATCATTTAGCAGGATAGAGATCTCCTGTTTAACCGCTTCTAAAGCGTTTATTTGTCCTATTATATACTTGTATTTTTCCATATTGTCAATGTTTCCAGAAGTTATACTAATAGACAATTGTTCCAGTCTGACATTAATACTTTTTAATAATTTAGTTATTACTCTTTCTAAATTCACTTTAGCAATTCCACTTTCGAAGGGATTTGTTTATTCTTGAATCAGGATCTCTTGCAGTTTTAGCTGATGTCAATCGTTTTTTCATGCCCTTCATACGAGCGCAGAAGCTTTTTCTTCTGTTAGCAGCTTTTGATCCTTTTTTTAATTTTGATGGTTTTGTTGTTACAGCCATAGAAAGTTTAGAACCAGGATTTGCAGCTCTGTAAGATGCAATACCTTTTTTATTTAATCCACCAGATTCAGACTTGCCTTCTTTTCTTTGCCAAGCTGGTGATCCCCCTGATTTGAATTGTCTTCTAAACATTATTCTTTCTTTTTATCATCTGCAGTTTTTTTAACTGCATATACTGTTGCTGGTATACCTGGTTTACTCCAAGCACTAACTTGATCAGAAACTTTTTTGCTATTCATTTTTTTAATTTCTTTTTCTGCAAATTTATCAACTTTTTTTTGCACTTTTTTAGCTTTTTTTGTAAAAGCTTTTCCTAATCCTTTTAATGCAATTATTCCCATAGTTATGCCTGTGATTTTTTAATTGCTTTAGCTGTTGGTGCACCTTTGCTTCCAGGTTTTCTCATTTTTTCACCAGAGCCCGCTGCAATTCTTTTTTTCTTTTGTTGAATATTGTACCAAAGGCCTTTTCGTGCCATTTTTCCAGATTTTGTTTTGTGATATTTACTTGTCATTATTTTTTCTTTACCTTTTTTTTCGTTTTTTTAATTACACCTTTTGCAATTAAAATATCTTTTTTAGTTACTTTACCATCTCCTGACATATCAGGAAATTTTGTTTTCTTTTTCATATTATTCTCCTTTTATTGTTTGTTGACATTTTGGACATCTGTGTTTGAATTTAGGATGTTCATCACAAAAAACTTTAGGTACAAAAGCTACATCAAAAGCTTTAGGTGTTTCTAAACATCTACAGAATTTACCAAAAAATTTTTCTATTAATTTCTTAATCATCTGTAAAAGGTTTTTTGTTTAATAGTTTATTTACTTTTTCTTTAAGACCAGTATCTTTAAACATTTTTTTAGATGGATTATTTAATTTAAATAATTCTTCTGATTTTTTGTTTCTGTATTTTGCCATAAAAGTTTCTTTTATAGAAGAACCTTTAGTAGGCTCAACTTTATCAATAGCTTTTCCGCCTTTATTAATTTTTTTACCAAATTTAAGTATATTAAAAAATGCTGACATTTTATTTTCCTCCGTTTTTGTTCACATTTATCACATCTGTAGCCTTAAGTCCATATAT